TAGCTTTGCTCTACACTCTCAATGCTTAGTGGGTATTCATCAACCTTAGCAAAGAGTATAGCTTCAAGCTTGATGAGTGCTAGGTTTTGCTTTAAGCTCTTAGGCACAAGGGCACTAAAGCTGTAAAGCTCACTTAGCTCTGTATCAACTTCTGCTTGGATGTTCTTTGGTATTAGCTTCTTTCTTATGATAGCTCTTTTGTTATAAGCTTCATCCTCTGCGGTAAATTCGTGTAAGACTTCACTTGATACTACGTTTGTTTGAAACTTACGACCTGCAACTGCTACAACTAAGTTATAGACCTCTATTGGCATACTATTAAGTGTGTTTATGCCATTATAAGCAAAGTCATCATTAGTGTAAGGCAACTCATCTATTGCATTTTGAAGCATACGTTTAGCCATTAAGGCACTAGGGTCATTCATATCCTCTAGCATCTCTTGACCTACGCTTAACAATATTGTATTTACTGCGTCCTTTATTCTATCGTTTGGCATTATTTCTCCTTATTTTATTTTTGACAAAAAGGGGAGCATAACGCCCCCCTATGTTATGCGAATGAGCCTGTTGGGAGCTTGCCTGCTCCTACTCTATTCTTATCGTGGATTACTTGAGCCCAGTTAGCTGGCAAGGCTGCTTTACGGATTTCAACAGCACACTCAGGTCTTAATACACCCATACCACAAGCTAGGCTTGCTCTAGTCCAAGTACCCATTCTGCCATCGTCATCCCATATCTTAGTAGTGATGTCTCCACCTTTTAATACACCAACTGCTTCATTAGTACCTACAAAGGCGATAGTACCCTCGCAGTTAATACCATGATACTCATCGTAAAACTCTTTATTAGCTGGTTTTGTTGCATCAACGTTTGGTAGGTAGTTATGATAAGTTAGTGGGATACCGCCAATCTTAAACACAGTACCTTCTGCATAATCGCCTACGTTGCCATAGTCTTTGTTTAGTAAGGCTCTATTTTCGATAATCTCGAAGTATGTATCAGGGCTCGTTACTGCAAAGATTTCTCCTGTAACGTTCTTTTTGATTAGCTCTTTCTTAGCAGCTATCAAAGCTTTAGCAAATGCATTAACTCTTGTAGCAAGGTCAGTATTAGCTAAGTTTGCATCAACTATTACAGAGCCTCCATCATACTCGTCCATAACGTTCTTTAGACGAGCTGCTGTGATAAACTTCATCTGAATGTTGCGGTCATACTTTTGAGCTAGGACTTCTCCCATCTTCTTTGTATATTCTTTACGTGCATCGTAATGCAACATACTTTCATTGAAATCATCAGTGAAGAATGAGCTTACAAGAGGTCTATCAAGAGTAAGCTCTGATTTATCGTGAGCTACCTCTGAGCCTTTGATGTGCTCGCCTGCGTTATGGTAGTAAGCACCTATGCCACCAATGTGCTCGAAGCGTAATGACTTAGCACCGTTTATCTCTTTACGTTGGTACTTACCCTCCATAGCTACGTTTTTCTCAAAGCTAGATAGGATTTCTCCAGTTACCTTTTCTACTAGAAGCTCTCTATCGTTAGCCTCTAAGCCACTAAATGAGCCGTTCTTGCTACCACTATTTAAAACTGTTGCTTTATCCATCTATGTTCTCCTTGTTGTTATTGTTGTTTGAAGCCACCAAGCCTTAAAGTGTTGGCTAGCTTTTCATCTACTTCTGCTCTGTATTGAGGGCTTTTGTTATACCTCTCATCAGAGATTGCATTGGCGTAGTCTCTACGTGTTAGAAATGTATCGTTTCTAAGACCTCCGCTACTTGTCTCTCCCATAGTTAGCTTAGGCTTACTTGAGCTATTTAGGCTCTTTCTTGCATACAAGCCCTTAATGGCAGCATTCATTCTTCTTTGGTTGCCACTATTTATAGCCTCGTTATAGTCCTCTATCTCATCTTCTGTGAGGTTCTCGCTAGCCCAAGCTATCATATCTGTATAGCCCTGCTTACCACCAACTAAGTTATAAGCTTGATTGGCTGCTTGTTCTGTTACGTAAGCTGAGGCTACCTTTAGGTTCTCTATATAGTTATCCACTAGGTTCTTAGGGAAACTCTTATATAGCTCCTTACGTGATGCCTCTCCAATATCGCCTGTATATCTTAGTTCGTTCTCGTATTTTGAATAGTCGAAGTCTTCGCTAGGGTCATAAGCCTGTTTAGGAGTATCTTGTGGTTTATCTGTTGTGATTTTAAGACCAGCATCTTGTCCGTTGTCAATGGTCTTAGCACCAGCTGTTTGAGAAGGTATCTCTGTTTTGCTTGGCTCAGTGCTAGCCTCAACGTTAGTATCCACCTCGTTACCAATAATGTTATCACTCATTACTCCTCCTTAAAATCTAATGATTACCTGAGTATCATCAGTGTTCTCCACTGGGTTCGCCTTGCCTACCTTAAACTCTTCACTCTCACTAAAGCCCTTAGCTTCTACTGCTAGGCTGTCAGCGTTAGACTTAGGTGTCTCTTTGGTATTCTCAGCTTGCTCTAAGTTCTCATTGTTCTCTTGTTCGTTCTTGCTAGTATTCTTAGCCATTTATATCTCCTTGTTGCATTTGTGTCATTTGTTGCATTACGCTTGGGTCTGTCATAGCTTTGCTAATGCCACTCACTAGGTTTGGAGTAGCCTTACTCATAAGCTCTTGCTGTTGAGCTTGTTGTTGTTGCTGTGCTATGGTGTCAGCATCCAAGAGTATGTCAGTATCTTTTATGCCAAGCGAAGTTGCTAGGCTCTTTAGTACGTACTCATAATTAAGCATAGAGGCTGCTTGTGGTGCTAAGGTGCTAGCTGTTTGCATAAAGGTTATAATCTTGTTATAGTCTTGTCCTCTGCCTAAGCCCTCTAAGCCTGTTGTAATAAGTGGTTCTATGTTCTCACTACCTTCAGGGAATGCTCCACTCTCTCTTAGCTTTTGTATCTTTAGCTTTATGTAAGGGAGTTGAAACTCCTGAGATAACACGCTATACGTACCACCTAAGCTCTCTTCAAGCTCACTTGCCATTGTCCTTATCTCTTCAGCTGTTACTCTTTCAGCCTGCCTTTGTATGCTAGAGTTCATCATAAAGTGAAATGCTAGGTCTTGCTTAAGGTCATTAACGCTCTCTCTTATAGTTGCAATGTCTGCATTTTTATTAACCTGAAGCACGCTAACATCTTCTGCATTACCCTCAAGCACCTCTAGGTTCTCAGCATTAGCAATATCTACGCTTCTAGTTGTGCCATTAGGACTTACAAAGAAGAGCACCTTAGCACTTGCACTACTAGCTTCTAGCCTTGCTTGAGATAAGCCCTCTAAGCTCCTTAAGTCTCCTATGACTTCATCTACATAACTTCTACCATAGTTCTCATTAGGCAGTGCAGACCACCTAAGAGCTAGATAAGGTAGCTCATCTTTCTCAAACTCTCCATCAGCTTCAGGTAAGCTAAAGCCACTTACTTCTTGAGCTGTTATCCACTTGTCTTTATCCTTATCAAGATAGACCCTTGTATAAAGCTCTACATAGTTCTTTGAGCTTTCTAGTTGTTTTGTTTTAGCTAGTACTGCATTTCTGATAGTTTCATCAGTAATAGCCATAGGGGCTATCTGCTCTTTTATCAGAAACTCTAGTAGGTTGCCTAATGGGTCTCTTTGACAAACGTATTGGTCTAGTCTGTAAATCTTTAGGGATGCACCTTTAACGTCACTAGGGAAGTATAAAAGGGCATTACCTGTAATGATTAATAGCCTTAAGAATTGAAAGATTTGCACCCTCTCTCCACTAGCTTCAATGTGATTTACAAGCACACTCTCCATCTGTGATAGTGTAGCTTCTACATCTTCACTCTTAGAGCCCTCTTGGATTAAGCTAGGGTCAATGGTAAATCTAAAGAAGGGGCTATTAGGTGGTAATAGCGTTAGCATAAGCTTTGAAGCTAATGTATTAACACCTCTAGCTCCTTGTGATTGAAAGGGTTTATAAAGCTTTGTTTGCTCGTCACTACCATCAGGAGGTAGTAATGAAGGTATAGTTAGCTTAGCACACTCTCTTGCTCTCTCTAGGACACTACTGCGTTTATTTTCTAGCTGTTTGTATCTTGTAGCTAGAGATGTTACCTCTACCATTTAACCCCCTCTAGCTCATTACGTTTAAGCCTGTGGAGCTATCAGTTGTCTTTTGGATTGGTATGGTAAGCCTTGAGCTGCCTTTACGTTTCTTTCTTTGGTTTTTTGTATCGTCACTATCCCCTACCTTTAGCTCTGCTGTCTCTGCTGGAGCAGCTGGTGGTGGTGCTGGTTGTGGGTCTGGTGACCTATGTTTTCCGCCTCCGCACATATTATCTGTCCTCCTTTGTTGGTATCTTGTTAATCTGCTTCATCTGCTAATCTCTCCTTTGTTTAAGTTTCTCTAGTTCATCTATTAAAAAATCTATAACACTTCTTTGCCCTAGCTTAAAGTAGAGTTCTTTCTTAGTTAGGTTAAAGTCGAGGCTCTTAGAGTTTCTTATGGATAATCTAGGATAAGCTTCATTTAAAGCTACTATTAATCTCTCGTGGTCTATGCTTATAGGTATAGCCATAACTCTCCTTTTAGATAATCTATATAACCCCCCTTACCCCCCTTGGAGAATGTGTTTTTCTCCTATAAGTGGCGTGTGATTTCAAATGCCCTATTTTAGGGGGTTTCTAAAGGGTGGGTAAATGTGCGTTTCTAAGGTCAATATTAAGGGGTTCATAGCTCCAAAGAATAGGCTTACCACCTTTAAACTCATCAACTCTTAGCATCCTTGCTACTCTAGCTTGGACTATTGCATCATCATTGGCATACATAAAGTAATTATCTATGTCACCCTCACACTTGTCATAGTAAGGCTTCATATACCAAGAGAGAATAGCCTCCCAAATATCTTTACAAGGTAGTGCTTTCTTTACTATCTTGTTACCTTCTAAGCTTATTTGCCACTTTAGGTATTCATTTAGGATTTCTTCAGCCTTTTTCTTACCTATGCCTTTACAGCCACCATAGCCATCTGTGCTATCTCCAGTAAGCACTTGTGTAAAGAATACACGCTGTCCTTGAGCGTAGCTAAGCTCATACCGTAAGTCCTTACGCCAGTTGTAGTGTTCTCCCTCAACTTGGTTTAGGTCTTTATCTATGTGAGCTAAGATGTTATTTATTGGGTCATTACTAAGGTGTATAGAGCAAGCGTCATCTGCTTCTATCTTAGTAGTTATCTTTGCACCATACTTGGTTACTGCATACTCTTTTAGCATTGGTAAGAGCTGTGGTTTTGGTAGGTCTTTTCTGTTATGTTTGTAGGTTGGTAAGATGTCATACCTAAAGTTTGTTTTACCTGTAAGATAAAGCTGTGTCTTAGAGCATTTAGTGTTATCCTTTAGCTTCTCTATGGCTTCATCTAAACTCTTTCTTGCTCCCTCTTCATCTAGGACTACTACTTGGTTATCCTCTGAGAAGTCAAAGGTGCTCTCATTAACGCTAGCAGCCTCATAGAGCAAGCTATCTGCGTCTATGATAAGTGTTTTATCATTTTTCTTTAATAATCTCCTCGCCAAAGATAAGCTCCTTTATGTCCTCTTTGCACTGCTCTTTGTCTCTGCCTTCTTCATAGGCACGTATAAGATACTCCATAGCCATATTTAAATCTACATTACCAACAGGGATTACCTTGCTTAGTAGTTCAAGCATTAAAAATCCTTGATTAGTCATATCATTTATGTAGGCTACGTTTGCTCTATGCTCTATATAGTCATCTCCGTAAAATGTTGAGATTAATCTAGCTTGAAACACCCTTAACCAAAAGACGTAAGAGCAATACTCATAAATCATCTCAGACATATTGTTAGCTCTATAACTAGCCATAAAGTCTGAAGAGATGTCTGTAAGGGTCATAGTTACATCCCTAACGTTAAACTCAGTCCTGTCTCCACTTGTTAAAGCCCAGTCAAGTATCCTCTTTTGTTTGCTTCCTTTTATCACTTTTCACTCTCCTTTATTTTTAGTAGTATTAGATAGCCTATAAGGTCGGTTATAGTATCTTCGTTGTAGCTGTTATTGCCTTTGGCTATACGGCTTAGCTTGTCATCTATGCGTACCCTAAGACCCTCTAGCTCATCAGCTTTGCTAAATATCCTCACAGGCTCAAATGCAGAGTTGCCATAGCTCTCATTTTTCTTTATTAGAGTTGTTGCTATATCTCTTACAACTTCTGTAACCTTGTCTCTAAAGTCCATTTAAACCTCCTTTATGTAGTAGCCCTTATATCTTCTCTCTTTAGGTTTAAGGGCAACGTTTAGCTCTTTGGCTCTTGCTAGAGCAACCATACGTGATACATAAGTAGCTATTGTCTTAGCTTCATTTACACTTGTATCAAAAAGATACACTTCGTAACTCTTTGCCATAGCTGTCCTTTACAACGTGAGGCTTAACAAAGAAAAAGGCTGTATCTTCCTCTTTGGTTGCTCTCTCGTTTTGCTGCTTTGCTTCAAACTCTGCTAACTCCTCATCAAAGAAGCATTGATGAAAGCAGGTTCTGTCATCTTTGATTATCCTGACTTCATATATTTTTATCACTTGTTTTTCCTCTCCTCTTTTTCTAAACTAGGCTTACTTCTCCAAGCCCACCATTCCATACCATCATAGCTTTCTCGCTCTAACCAATCAGGGATGTCCTTAAAGGTTATCCAACCCTTCCAGTATTGTGAGCCATAGCCTTTGTCATAGTTAAGGTTGCCAACAAATACAACATCCCAATCTATGTTACCTTTACCACTATATAGGGGGTTTTCAGATACACCCCAACACCTAATGTATTCTAGGTAGTATTCATCTACTTTGTGGTCGCCTATGAGCTCCATTGTCTCTTGTTTGAAGTTAGTCATTGAGTAACTCCTTGTTCTCGTGGATATTCCCTAAGACTTCAACGCTTTTAATATCTTGAGACATAAATGTAAAGTAGTCTCCCATAGTGGTTTCTACTAGATACATAGCATTACCTTCATAGTAGATGACTTCTCCTCTACGTGTTTCCTCTGTTTGAGTTGTAGTAATCCTTACAATATCCTTCTCATATATTCTGTTACTATTGACATCTTTAATACCTGTGTATTGCATAACGTCAAAAAAGTCAGGACACTTTAGTATTCCTCCAAAAGACGTTACGTAACTAACAGGGTCGCCATCATAGGTGTTCTCTGCGTCATATACCATTTTCTTTTCTTCTTTATCCCAAACTCTATATCTTGGTCTCATTAGTTCTCCTTCTCAAATAAATCGTTAGCTCTACTTTCTAACAATGGTAGTTCATTAAATAACCTATTAGCATAAGGCTTTAACTCTTCTTGAACAACCCTTAGTTTAAGAGCATCGACTGCTTTAATAAACTCGTTACGATGGTTCTTGTCAGTTAAAATAGAACGAAAGCTATAAGCACTCATTTGCTCATCTCTCATAAAAGTAATGCAACTATGCAGTAAAGGGAACTCTTGTTTAACTATATCTGATAGCTCTTTATACAAACTCGGATACTTCACGAGATTATCTACAATCTCTTCAGAAACTGGAAGAGCGTGATAAACACGCTTAGATATATCTTCTTGTATGCTTTCTGTTCTATAAGTACTTGCAAACCAACTATTTGATATGTATTGTTCAATTACTTTCTCAACTTCTTTTTCAAACATTTGTAATCTCCTTTAGCTTAAATCCTAAGCTATACACTGGCTTCCACATAAGCACATCGTGATATGGTGCAAGCTCCTTGTTTATATCGCTCATAGTAATCCTAGTAGGGTATATATGAACCTCCTTAGAGATAAGGTCAAATACTTCGAAGTACCATAGGACGTCCTTAATATTGATAAACGCTTTCTCTATATACTCAGGAGTTTTATTTACCTTATCATCTAACCTGTAATACTCTTGTGTTGCCTCAGTGACCTCATATACTTCTATGTCTTCATAGCCTTCGTCTGATTTATAGACTAATCTGTCTCCCACTTTAAACTTAGGTGCAGAGTTGGGTCTTATTCTGTATTCCTCTCTATCAAAATCCCAAGTATCCGTGCCTTTTGCAAACCAGCGTTGAAAAATGGTATCGTAGGCATCCACGATTTTACCCTCAGCATAGGCTGTGATAAGCTCTATCTTTTCTTCTGTTGTCATTTGTCTGTCTCCTTATTATTGATAGGTAATCTAAATCCTATAGAGTACATAGGTGTAATATCTGTTATCTGTCCTTTATAGTATTCTTGAATATCTGGTATTGTTGTCATAGTCGTATTAAGTAATTTATTAGCGTTATCTGGAGTTACCCCAGTAAAGAACCATAGCACTTCGTTTATATCTATGAAGTTACTATGGGCAAACTTTTTACTTCTTCCAACTCCACCATCGAAGTAGTACCAGTCGTTACTTATTTCTGTACATTTATATAGTGCTGGATTAGCTTTACCTTCTTCAGTTTTATCTACTAATATGTCTCCTACTTTAAACTTAGGTGCAGAGTTAGGTTTAATACGATACTGACCTAATTCAAAGTTCCAAGCATCTAAACCTACTGGTTGCCACACCTCTACTCCATCATATTCATAAAGACGTTCTACTGTCTCTTTGTTATGGTAAGCAGTAATTATCTTTATCTTTTCTTCCAGTGTCATCATCATCATATATCCTTTTAAAATCATTTACAGAGCCTTAGAGAGCTTTTAACCCTTTAAGGCTATCATTTATCATCTAAGAAGCGTTCGTTAAACCTAGAGCTTCCTAGACACCTTTATGCACGTGTTAAAACTTTTAGCTATTTTTAACACATCATCTTATTACCTCTATAAAAATCATCATAGCTACCAAGCCAACAATGCTTGAGAGCATAAATCTATTAAGGGCAATATCTATCTTTTCTTCAAATAACATCATCTATCCTTCTTATCAGTGTGTTTCTTTCCAAGAGTTGCCTATCTTGGCTTCTCCTGCTAGTGGTATTCTAAACTTAAAAAACTCTGTAACAAGCTCAAAGCTCTTTAGGCATATCTCACTAACTCTAGTGGCATACTCTTCCTTGACTTGGATTTGCACCTCGTCGTGAATGTTTGCCACAAACTCATAATCAATCCCAGCCTTTAGCTCCCTTTGTAAGAGTTCATCGAGGGTTACTAGATACTGCTTCATCACGATAGCTCCAGCACTTTGAAGTAGCACATTAAGAGCTGAGTGTGCTGAGCGTATCTTTAGCGTTCTGCCATCTAAACCTTTAATAAACCTTTGGGATTTTGCTTTGGCTGCTACGTCTTCACGTAGGCTTGTAAGGGCTGGTAAGCTTTTTAGAAATCTCTCCTTTA